ACCAGTCACATTACCTGTCACAGGTCCAGAAAAACTAGTAGCAGTACAAATACCAGTAAATACAGCATTACCAACAGATACACCAGAACCAACAAAACTTGTAGCAGTACAAATACCAGTAATTATTATACCACTATTTGTTGTTTCAAGTTTTACGCTTCCACCATCAAATAATTCAACTTTATCTGTGACTTTTACTTGAGTAACAGATGAATAATTGTCATTAGAAAGAATAACTAGACCACCTGACCCTCTAAAACTATTAGCACCTAGATCTGCCCCATTAATAGTTAAAACATCCGTTCCAGGATTATAAGTAAGTCCAGAACCACCATCAACAACACCAGCAGACGTTTGGAACAAAACAGCTTGAGAAGCATTATTATTTGTTCCTGAAACGGCAGGAATCGTTAATGTACCACCAGATATAACAGAACCAGCGAACGTGGCGGCTCCTGTATAGTAAAGAGCGATCTTACCATCAGATGTCCAGAATGCATGGGTAGATGAACCACCGATATGGCAGTCTGAAGAAGCACCGGAGTAGTCGACTTCTATCTCACTATTGAACGTACCCTTTCCGGCGAAAGTGGATACACCAGATACATTTAAATCATCAACTTCTATTTGTCCTACTACATTTAGTGTATTTCCATCAAATGTTAGTTTAGAATTATCATCAATAGATCCATTTGTTCCAGCAATAACAACTCTTCCTGATGTTAAATCTGATACACTAGCAGATTCTGCAACAAGTTCAGTTCCATTAAATGTTAGTCCAGAATCATCTTCTAAAGCTCCATTTGTTCCAGCAATAACAATTCTATTGTTTGTTAGATCAGATACTGTTGCTGAAGATAATATACTCTCCCCTCCAGATATATTAGCTCCACCATCACAATCTATAGCCCCTACAAATGTAGATATACCAGAAACTTTTATCTGAGTACCTTCTATATTAGAAGTTTGATTATCCGCATTTATAGTTACTCCCCCATAAGCTGCAGAAACACTTATATTACTACCAGCGGTTATCTGAGTAACAATACCAACATAAAGACTCGATCCATCACCAATGATATCATATATTTCATTAAAATTTGTATTTACTTTGGTAGCACCAGCTAACAAAGAATCACCAGTTCCGTCGTTTGGCGCACTACCTGTAAGAATACTTTGCTTCGCCATTATTATTTAAAAATAGTTTTCCGTAAAAGTATTTATTATTTAAATATCAACTGTTGTTTCAAGTACAAATTTCAAAGGTTTAACTCTATTTACCAATGCAGAAGTTGAAATTCCAGAATAACCATTGTTACCATAGAAATTAAAGCTCTTGGGTTTAATTCTAGTATCAAGAACAATCTTACCCCAATTAAATGATCCAAAATTAGTGGAGGAAGATATACCACCAGAATATGTCGTATATTCTTGAATATCAAATGTCTCTACATTTGAATCAAATTTAATCAAAGAAGAATCATATGATTGTGTACTAATACCACCAACATTACAAAATACTCTCCTAACTGTTGTGTTTCCAACACCAATAACATTAATATCATGAATATAAGTACTGTTTACTTGATATACAGTATCCAAGAATTTATCTGTAACAGATATTATTGATAAACTATCATCTCTACTAATAACAGTACCTTCAGCAAATTCAGATGAAGAATTGTATACTGAGAAATAATCACCAGCAGATATTCCACTAATTGATGTAGAACCAAATCCAACATAATTACCATCTCTAATTTGAGAATCAATATCAATGAATAAATCAAATATAATTTTATTGTCTCCGGAAATAGTACTTACACCATATCCAACTAAAGTGCCATAATCACCATAATAAGTATTTACTCCAATATTTTCTGATTTTACTGTAGGAGACTCAATTAATACGATTGGTGGATTAGTTGAAGTATATCCAGATCCAACATCTGTAATAGTTAATTGAGAAACACTTTCGTCAGAAATTGATGCTGTTGCGGTTGCTTTAGAATCACCAGCACTAATAATAACTGATGGAACAAAAGAATATCCAATACCAGTATTAGTAATATCAAATGAGTCGATAGTTCCTGTATCAGAAACTATAGCTGTTGCGGAAGCACTAACTACACTATCTTGAGATATGATACGAATACTCTTATGATAATTTACATCTCTAGTTTGCAAATTAAACTCATTTTGGCTATTAAAAATTGGAACCAAACTATCAACATAAACTATTGTACTAGCATAACTAACTGGTTGAATTAAATATGATGTTGGATAAACAAGTGGTTCATAATTAATTCTATCTTTACCAATCTTCTTACCATTAATAATAATATCAGATGTTTGCTTAATCCAAGTTACTGGTCTTATTATAGTAGTATCATCAGTAACACCAGGATTATTATACGAATCATATGGATTAGTTTCAACAAAATCAACAGCTTCAACTTCTATCACACGTCTTTCACTTTGATCCCAACTAATACTTTGACCTTTATTTGGATCATTATCAATATCAACAATATCACCAATATGTACATTTTCAATAATATCCTTATATAATACATCAATACCACTAGTTCCTTTATAGAAAATCAATTTAGAAGAGTCACCCTCATCAGGAGGCTCAGCAAATGTAATTCTACTACCACCTCTGAATTCATAAGCAACTTCTGGCTCCTGTAATACTCCATTAATGAATACTAATAAAACATTATTAATATTAATATTAGAACCTCTACGAGCTTTAGTAGCAAATGGCTCACCAGATAAAGTTAATTTAAATACTCTATCAATTCCATTAAATTTTGAATCTAGTTCATCTAGAGATTGGAACAATCCCATAGACCAACCATTAAATTTATCAACATGTAATTTGTCTATGTTTAATTGGAATTCTTTAAAGGTTTTTGTTGTATCAGTAGGAATACCAGATGTTCCACCAATTGCAAAAGTCAATATCTCCTTATTACCATAACTCTCACCAAAATTCTTAATTTCAAAGTCTATTACACTAGAACCTTGGCCAACTACAATATCTACTGTTGCATTTTGTCCAGATCCTTGAGTAGATGATGAACTGTAAATCAAAGGGATATTAGTATAGCTAAATGGATCATCAAATACAACATCTGGTGGATTTGTTGATGTATATCCAGCACCAGGATTAGTAATAGCAATACTTACTATATGACCACCACTTATAGCAGCTGTTCCAATAAATTCAATACTAGGAGTTCCATCACTATAAGTTTGAACACCAACATTAACAAATGTTTGAATACCAGATCTATATCCAGATCCAGTATTTGCAATACTAACAGATGTAATAGTACCACTAGTAGAAACAATAGCTGTTCCTCCAGCTGCCACTAAAGGTTGATATGCAAATCCTTCTGAAGATCCAACAGAAACAATACGGCCACCTGAAGGATATTCACCAGATTGAGAAGTACCACCATAACTATCAGAACCGGTAAATGTTACACTGGTGATGCCAGATGTCTCACTTAATCTATAATTTTCTGACTGTAGTTGAGGTCCATATGGCTCTTGGAATACATTATTAACTAAAATAATTGCATTATCTGTAGAAAAACCAACAACATTAGAATCTGATGATTTTAAACTAAATGTACTCTTAATTCCAGTAAATTCTGATGAAATATCATCAAAAATAAAGTTTCCAGTATAAGTTGGGTTGGTTTTATTAAGTCCACCCGTTCTCATAAATGTTCTACCTTGGAAAGTAGAATTAGTTGTAATTCCAGTCCAATCTCTATAATCAGGATTTCCTGTAGTAGTACTTAAGGGAACTTGGCCATAAGGTGGATCAGAAAAATGTATTGAATTATATACAATATTATAATTTCCTGTAATCTTATTAACAGCAGTTCCGGCTGTATGGAAACCAAGTGTTGTGCCCATAGTTGCTCTAAGGACTGACAAATTATTTGGATTTCCAGAAATACCAACTTCATGAACAGTTATAATTTCATCTTCTATCTGTAACAAATCACCAGCAAAAATTGAAGTAACTCCAGTAAGTGGTATAATAGTATCATATGCTATAAGTTGATCCAATTCAGAAGAAATTGTCGTATTTGTTATTGGTGATTGAATAATATTATCAATGGTTATTAATGATTTTGTATTTGTATTTGTAGCATTAATACTATGTGAGGTTCCTATACCAACAGAAGAGAATTCAAATACATCAGGAATTAATTGTAAAGCCTTTTCTGCAGTGTCAGTAAATCTTATATTTGAATTATCAACTTTAACAATATAAACTTCATGTGGAAGTTTATCAGTGAGTCCAATTCCTGTAACCGTAGTAGTTTCAATTCCAACTGCATTATTGGTTCCTTCACCACTATAACTATAAATTAATTTTTCTCCACTAACAAAGAAATGATCATCAATTGTTATTGTGTTATTTGTGGTATTAATAACATCTCCATCATTACCATTAAACCGCCTTCTAAAAATTTCTTTATCATTATGTCTAAGATTGAATGCAGTTTTAAGATCTAATTGTGTTCCAACATAATTGCCAAAACCATCATTAATAGTGATATTATCAGATATTACTTCATTGTTATTAGAATTTTCATTATAAACTAGAAGTTCTGAAGAATATGTTCTAACTTCTACATTAGCACTAGCAATTGGAGTGAATGTTAATATAACTTTACCACCACTAGCTGTTGTTACCCCAAAAGTACCAAGTCCAACGCCAGTAGTAACATTACCAAATTCAACTATTCCTTGATTGGAAGAAGAATTTACAATAGCCACTTCAGACATTTGATACTGATTATTTGTAGTATCTTCTACAGAAATTACGTGATATGCCGCTTGATATGGTGATACATAAGTTGAAATACCAATAGCTGAAGGTGATCCAGAAGAAGGAATAGTGGTTAAAGTTGAAAATACCTTACCGGTTGAATATAAAGTAGTACCACCTACACTAGTTTTTGTATTATTGGTTATAGAAATAATAGAAGCTGTTGCATCAATAGCAACATTAGGATTAACTGGAGAAAGAGTAATGTTAACATTACCACCAGAAATACTAGCCCCAAAGGTTCCAAGTCCAACAGATCCAACACTATCAGAATTGCTCATATCACCATATTCTAGTAAATGAACATTAGTTCCATCATGTACAATACTAAGTTCCACAATACTGAAATTATTACTAGTATCTTTTAGTTGTACATTAACTTTAGATGATCTGTAAGTTGATGCTATTGATACAATAGTATCAGTACCTGCTCCGGCTGCAACATTTTTTCTGGATCCACTTAATTTAACACAATCACCAAAATTAATTGGTGAACTACATGGATTACAAAGAGTATCATCATCTATAATAGATAGATTCAATGCACTCATTTGATAAGAATTATACTTAAACTTATTCGGATAAAATACTAAATCCCATCCACCAGAAGTTACAAGATAATCATGATAACCCAACTGTAAATATGAATCTAATATAGCATATTCATTACTATAAGCAGTATTATTATTTTGGATCATCGATACAATTGAGAATTGTACCTCATCAATATATTTTACATCTTTAACTAAAGTTAATACTCTATTATAAGTTCTATTAGAATTGAAAGAAGATACCTTAGAATACTTAGTTTGTCTTGGATTACTATTAAAACTACCACTAAAGTCATCAATTTTTAAAACTCTATTACCAATGGATTCCCAATAATCCATCAAATCTCTATTTTTAAATACAATATCCTTAGATATCAAGTTATCATCAATTTTAAGGGTTTCTTCAGACACATAATCAAAATTATAGAAAGCATTTAAATTACCATGTCCAGTAATATCAATAAGACTCTCAATATTAGAATCATCAGGAAGCATAACAGCTCCATCAGTGTCTTCACCACTTTCAATAACAAGATCACTAAATTTAGCAAATCCACTAATATGACCCAAAGAACTTATCGGATCATTCCAAGTTTCTAATGGAATTCTAGATTTTAAAGAATAAGAGAAATTCTGATAATACTCATTATTAGGAATTTTTTGTAAATTATCATCTAAAAATCCTACATTTGTTCTCCAACCATCAGTCATAGATGCGCCAGCACCTGTAATAAATGATGATTGGAAATTGATTTTATCTTTAATCAATCCTTGAGTATTAGATCCAACACCCTTTACAATAGTACCAACTTCAAATTCTTTACTAGTTGAAACTTTTAAGAAATTATTCTTTTTATCCCAACTTTCAACAAATCCAATATTACCATCATTAGAAACCATTTCATCTTTATGAAATTTCTTTGTTACCAAATCAGAATCAAATATTGCTAATTCATTCTCTCTAATTACTCTACCTAAAGATTTTGATAAATCGACATTTCCTGGATGAATATTTTTTGGAACAAAATCTTCCATACTATATTCAATGTAAGGACGTGCTCCACCAACAGAAAGTGAACTATTAGTTACATTAAACAACCTATAATCATAATTTGATGAATTGTATCCAGTTCCAGTACTTGCAATACCAACATTAAGACCCTCTACAAATACATTATCTCCAACAACAAATGGGAAAATGTCTTCATCTTCATTTGTAAAAATACCATTAATATATAATCTCACTGTTTGAGTGGATGATTGATATGTAAGAGAACTAATACCAACACCATTAGAATTAATTGTTGGAATAATTCTTGGAGGAGTATTAAACATTCCGGTACTATTTTTAAAAATAGTAACTTCGGTGTCACCAAGTTCATATCTGATATCTAAATCTTCTACAACTTTATTGCTATAACCATCAATAACTACTAGTGTAGGTGATTTTAAATAATTCAAACCAGCTGAGGAAATACCAATCCTTTTAAATGTAGATAATGATTCTATCTCAAGAATTTCTGGAAGATTTGCTGTGGGTCTAAGTGTATTATCTGTTGGATAATCAAATCCAACATTATCCATTTTACTACTAATTATTTTACCAATATTAGTACTATATGCTTCGACAAGTGCTCCACTACCTTTATCACTAGTAATAGTAGTAATCCCTGGCAATGATTGATATTGATATCCTTTATCAAATATCTTAATCCTTGAAATAGGCCCAGATGCGTTTTCAGAATCTGTTTGATAAGTTGAATCTGAATTTAATTTATTATACTCAATATTATCTGGAATTTTAGACAGATTAAATGAGAATGTGGTAGATCCAATACCAGAAATAACATGCTTGCCATCATAAACCGTAGATACTATATTAATTTTATTATTCGATTCTACGGTTTTATCAATAATAATTTCTTTTTTAATATCTGGTATAATATCAATGTTATCTAAATCAAATTTATAGAAAAGTGAATCTGGTGTACTATCGTTTATAACAATAGTAACATTAGCATCAGAATCAATACCTACTTTACCATTATAAGATACATCAAATACTCTTGTTTTATTGGATGTTAGATACAAATTATCATGATCATAATCTGTATAGAATCTCATTATAAAAGATGAAACTAAAGATCCATTATAGTTAAAGGATAAAGAAGAATCAGAAAGATCAAATACTAGATTACTACCTCTTTTGTTATTAATAAGAGGATTAATCTTAGACAATGTACCAATACTACCAGAAGTGATATTTACAACTTTTGGATCTGGTTGTTTGACTTCATAATTTTCTTTTACTAATCTAATCTTATGTCTATTATAATAAATGACATAATACATATCATTATTAACCAATCCACCACAAGGAGATGTTGATGTGTGAACTACTTTATCTCCTGTAACAAAATCGTGTGAATTGATAGTAATAGTATTATAATCAACATCAATATTTGAAGCAATAAAGTTTATAGGATTAAAAACAATTCTTCTATTATAATCATCATATTTAACTGTTATTGTATTATTATCTGTTGGTATAACATTCATGAAAATGTTTTCATTCTTTTTCATTGAATGTGTTTCAGCAACAGATACAGTAACTATATTTCTATCAACCCGCGCTGTAATGGTATCTTCAAAACTAGTTTTAAAGCTATGATAAACATCTGTTCCATTACTTACAAAGTATAAAATACCTGGTTCATTATTAACACCATAATATCCATTTGTAGTAAAACCAATCTTATTGGTGGCAATACCAATAGTATTATTTGTTAATGGAGCAACATATAATTTACTATATTCTGATAATTCTTTATATGGATTACCTGTAACAGGACTCCAAGTATTAATAGAATTACCACCATTTCTATGATAATATAATACATCATTCAATTTTAAACCATGACTTGGAATGTAAATTGACCTATCTTTAACATCTATTTGAGTTAAACCAACTCCAGGATTTGAAATTCCTAAAGTATTTGTAACACTAGTTGTACCCAATCCAACACTTTCTGATGGATTAAAATAAAACTCTTTACTAGATCTAAATGTTTTTGTGGTTGTTAATGTCCCAACATTAACACGAAATTTTCTAGGATTTTCCCATAATATTGAGCTACTAGTGTGAGATGATCCTACAGTACCATATTGCTCTCTTAATACACGAATTCTTGATGTTTTATTGTCTATATTAAGAACTTTAATTTTTTCATTATCAATAGTTAAAATATCATTCTCTCTGATATTTGGATAATCCAAAGCACCAGAAACATAGAAATAAGTAGCTATTCCAGTAACACCAGTAGTACCAATACCCAAAGATAACACAAAGTTATCACTTCTAATTCCAATATTATAAGTACCACCAAATCCTTCAACAGGACTTGAAATCGAATTGATATTTATTATATCATTATTCTCCAATCCATGTGGAATTGCATTAAAACCAATAAAACTAGACCTATTAAAATCATTTGTGAATTCAATTGAATTAAATACAGTAGATTCAGTAGTAATAGTGTCTATTGTTTCTCCATATACTCTATCAACTTTAGCCTGAGCATTATATCCACTACTTCCCGTATTATCAAATACTACATTATCTTTAACTTTATAATTATCACCACCTGTAAATATACCTACAGAATCAATATTTCCAACACTTATACCTTTAACAGTAACAATTTGATCTTTATTATTATTGGAATTAATGATATAGTCATAACCACTTTGAGAATCATTTGTGTGATATATTTTAGTATTTCTAAACCAATTAGATGATCCAATATCATATTCTACTTGATTGGAAGTTGATTTGAAATTAAAATCATTGGGCTTTGACTCATATATGTTTCCAATAAAATATGGGAAAGCAGGACTCTTATATCCTCTAAATGGTCCACTAGAATCTACACCATAAGTGCTTAATGTTGAGAAATATACATATCTACCTTTAGGATAATCTGGAGTAATACAAAATCTACCATTATTTTCATCAAGATCACCTCTTTCAGTAAATATATAATCTTCAACAAAAAATCCACCAGGATATTTTGAAGTAGAAGGTCTATTAGTGGTTTTGACATTTAACTCATAACCAGATTTCATCTGATTTACATTACCACCATCAGATTCCGAATAACCATAAGGACCATAAATCGGATTTCCATCATAAGCCCAACCCAATATTGGAGAGTGATATTTACTATCTACTTCAATACCATCTTCAACACTTAAATCAAATATACCATATGAAGAATTATCACTACCTGCTCCAGTAAGTGCATAAGTGGTTTCTCTTAATTTTCTTGGTGCATATATGTGAGAATATTGTAAAGTATTACCAGAAATATTTTGATCAATAAATCCATCATCATCAGTTATAGTATTATAATTTCTTTGATATAAATTTATATTCCAATTACGAATATTAGCATCAATTCTCGACCCACTTCCTGCAGCAATTACATTAATACTTGTCGTATTGGTACCAAATCCGACTCCACCATTAATAACTTTTACTTCTATAAGAGCTCCATTATTGATAATTGGAGTCAATCTTGCATATTTTCCAGTACCATTAATAAAAATTTCTGGTGGAGAGTTATATTCTTCACCTTCTTTATTGATAAGAACATCTACAATAGACCCATTATTAACAATTGGAGTAACAAGTGCTCCCTTTCCACTATATACAGTAATTTGAGGCTGTCTATTGAAATTAATAACTTCAGAAGATCCATAACCAACCCCACCTTCTAATAAATCAATAGATTTGATAGATCCTCTAAAAATAGGTTGGATTTTGCAATCATTTTTAGCAATACCTTCAATTTCAACTGTAATTGGCTCATAATTAAAATCACCATTACCAATTTTAGTGATACTTGTATGAATTTTCTTAATATAATTACTATTTTTCGGCCAAATACCGTTTACAGTCAATCCAGTACCAACATTACTCAATTTAAAATTATTTTCATCAACTTTATGTACATAATATTGTTCAGTTGTAGATAAACCTACAATATCTTCAGTTAAACTACTATATTCAACAATTTCTCCACTAGAATACCCATGATTTGTTATATTGAATTGATTTAAAGAGGTATTAACACCAACATTAGTAATTCTTCTCTTCTTATTTTCATAACCACTTCCAGAATTGGTTACAATAATATTTCCTACAATCTTTTTCCTTACATATGATTCAATATTATGAATTCCTAAACCATAATCATTAATTGATACGGTATTAATTCCACTTCTAGCATCATCTTCAGTGATATAAAGCTTGACTGTAGTAGAATTTACTAAACCAACAAAATAATTTGAGTCAGTAGAAAGACCTGAAACTACTTTAGAATCATTAGTTCTATATACTACCGATTCAAAATCCTCAAATTTATGATATGTTGTAAAACCAATGGTATTTTGGTAGACGGATGCTCCACTAGTTGTAATTCCACTATTAAAAGATGTAGATCGCGATCTACTCTCAGAATTAAATGGAACAGTATTAATAACTAAAGATAAATTAGCTTCTGCTAATGCCCCAGTTCCATTTCCACCACTTATTTTAATAATAGGTTTGGTACTATAATCATATCCATTATCTAATATTTGTATTTCTTTAAGTTCACCAATAACATTACATATACCAGTTGCTCCAACACCAATTTCATCACCATAAACAACTGCTGATTGAGTCCCTTCAAGAAGTTCTCCAGATTTAACTCTATCATCAACTTTAAGTAGTGGTGGATTGAGAATATCATATCCATCACCACCACCAGTTACTTCAAAAGATCTAATATCACCAAAATATATGGAATTTGAAGATTTATAGTTAAGAATTTCAACGCCATTTATTAAAATACCAGTATATCCTGGATTAGTCTCATAAACACCACTTTTATTAACAGGATTAACAATTTCTCTATAAATTCCTTGAGCTGAAATTGGTTTATTATAAAAATCATAAAAAGTTAATGTATTGTTTGTAGCAATACCCACCAAATTCAAATAATTATCAGAAAAAATATCAGCTTTACTTCTAGATAACTTAATACTTGTAGAATCTTCTCTTTTAACGTAATATACGTTCTCATTTATATTCTCAAACTTATTCTCAACATGAGAAATAACTTCAAATCCATCAGAATTTATTGTAGTTACATCAAAAATAGCTGGCTTATAGTAAATAGCGTCTCCAGTATAAAATCCATGATCATCACCAGAGGTTAATATAAGAGTTTTTTCATCAAGTTCAGAAGTTCCACTAAATGTAATACTTCTAGAAAATGGATTAGTGGGAATATTATTATAATTTGCAAGAGAATTTGATGCTATTAACGTATCACCATTAAATTTGGAGTAAGTATTTTGAACATTAGATATAAAATCGTTAAGATGTGGATAATTATCAGAATTTCCCTTCAAAATATTATTTTTGACTACAAATTCCCCTGTAATATCAATTAATCCACTAAGTTTTGCTGTAAAAATATTCTTACTGGATATTTTAGATACATTACCAATAGATACATTATCAAAATCATCAATAATAGAGACTATAGAACCTGGATATAAGAAATGATCATCAAAAGTTTCAAATTGATAGGTTCTTTCTGTAATATCAATAACTACAATTTCCTTTACATTCCACTTTGTTCTTACATTATATTTCCAATTTTTAGTTTTTTCTTCTTCAGACTCAATACCTAAAGCTTTAAATCTAATAATATCATCAGTACTATAAGAATGTGCACCATCTTCAATTTCTAATTCTTTTAAAGTGGATGTGATTCTAACAGTAATAGAATTACCAGCACCAATCATTGAATATGAATGGTCATCCAATCTAATATCATTAATTTCTGGAATTATGTTAGTTACGCCACCAACATTAAGGAACTGATTTACATTCTTTCCAGAATATGACAGGGTTATATTATTTCCATTTAAATCATCTACTTTAAGATTACCAGTTTCTGGAAAACTTATAGTAGAATCTACAGAAATGTATGTAGTTCCAACAGATACTGTTTCTAATACTCTGGTCTTTGGATTTGGTATAAATTCACCAAATATACTACCATCAGCATCAATATCTCTTTTATAACCAGTATCAATGCTTATTTTATAATATTTAAAGTCAGAACCTGGAACTATTTCAACATTACTAACAGAACCTCTAGAATTTGTAGAGTCTTGATATAAAGTTCTATTTTTAAGGTCTAATGGGTCACCATTAATCTGTTCTACTACAAAACATTGACTTGTTTTATAATCTGCATCAGAAGGTCTAATCAAAAACTGACTAGGCTTCAATACTTCTACTTTTTCACCATATAATGAGTTAAAAAGTATCTTAAATGATTCGTCAGTACCTTTGGACTTATAAAAACTGTCAGCACCATATACAAAATTTCTTTGATTTAATGCTGGATATAATTTTCTTTCTGTAAACCCAGGAGCAAACTGAGTTTTAATCTTTTTAAAGAATTCCTGAAGAAATATGATATTTAAATTATAAATTCTAGAATCTTTACTATGCTCATCAATTTTAGTACTAGAAAATACTAACTCGTCTGGAGTATTAGTACCAATATGGGTTGTTATTCCACTAAAACCCCTTTTACAGTTCTCAAAAGTTGAATCTGTCTTATATTCATAAGATATAATTTCATCATCAATCTTTATAATACCATTAGAATCGGGAAATCCTTCAGTAAAATTACCTTCATCCGATGTATATACAGTTTTTGATGTATAATCTAAATCACTACCAAGAATAGTAAAATCTTTGAGGTTATGTAACTCATCAAGTTTAATATATTTGTCAATATTTTGTATCAGGTCATATGAACCACCCTGATATTCTTGTGATTTATAATACTGTTTTAAAAATTCAGGAAGAAGAGGATACTCTTCTTGCACATATTGCGGCAATTGACTTGCTACAATGTCCTGAAACTTGATTCTATCTACTGCCATCCTGTCTTATCTTGTAAGAGAACCGTTGGAATAACTTGAGGTTACGTTATAATTGCTACCCGAAATATCATCACCTGATGCTATATTATCTGGAATCATAAAAACATTTGTATTACTAGTATCTAATTGTAAATATAAATCTTGTAATCCAATAACATCGTTAGAATATGGTGAAATTGAGATTTCTATTAGGGGCGCACCTCTATTTACTACAGTAGAAAGTATGTTAATTGGTTGTATCATAATTTCACCTTTAATATAATCAATAGTACCAATTGAGTTCTTAACAATAACTGCTTCAGTAAGAGCATTCAATTTAAACAAACAAATTTTACCTGTTTTAAGATTTTTATCAGGAATATCACCAATATATACCGTTTCACTAATACCACTTACCGTAAATCCAGAAGATTTGATATTAAAATTATCATCGCCACTAATATAAAACCTATTTCCATAACAGATTTCATATTCAGCAAAAGAATTTAATACTGGACGTAAATCCCTTCTCATTACAACTGTTGTAATATTAGAAGTTATTGATTCGTGTCCATCATCAATAATTTTAAGAAATTTACTATATTTAAATCTTGCTCCAAATTTATTCAATTGTGTAGAATTTGAATAATTAATAATATTTTCTAAAATAATACTTTTAGTATTCGGTGGAGAATTTGTTAAATTGGTATTATAATAAACATTTGAATTAACTTCCAAATACAAATATTTTAAGTCAACAATTTCACTAATAATACCAGCCACAGAATATTTTCTGATCTTACGTTGAATATTTTCCTTAATTGAAGAAGAAAGGTATACACCATTTTCTGGTTTAATAGCAATAAAAACTTTACCATATTGTGGTGGAACTAAATCTTCTCCACCATATGCAGCTACTGATTCAGTTTCTGGATATATTCTAGGAACAATAGCCTCATAATCTGATGATGTTACTGCCCTATTTTGTGAAGAATAGATTTGAGTAGCATATTTTTTAATGGACTCAACATCTTCAATAGAATTACCACCATAAGATGGTAAAATTGTACTAACTAATGAAATTCCACTAGTTATAGATTTACCTGTATCATCAATTAATGATCCACTAAATGCAAAATTATCAATATTATTAGCTTCTAATCCATTACAAGTTATATAACTAATCTCAACATAATTTGGTTCTTGTAATTTAGTTCCAAATAAACCATCACCAAATATAATCTCATATCTTTCATTAGATATTTCATTTAAAAAATATACTAAAGATGTGGAATCAATTCCAAATAAACCATTAGACTTACTGAATTTTCTTACAACTGTAGATTGCTCAGAATCTCTTACAGATACATTAATTAAATCAGCATCAATTCCAGTATTAGGTAGTATAAATTTTTGATTCGGTGTTCTTGAACTTACAGTATAATTTTGTAAAATATATGTCCCTTCATATATTTTTATATCATCAAATGTAGCTACACCATTAGAATCTACAGGAACTGTAACATCATTAGGAATAGAGAATACATAACTCTCAGTACCATAATTATTACTACTTATAAAACCAATACCAGCTTTTAAGGTAATTGTAATTGATGTATCACCAGAAACATCCACACTAAATGCAACATTAGCTGTTGATGATTTCTTAGATTTGGGAACATATCCTATATTACGCGCCAGTGATACCACATTCTCCCTGAGAGTAGCACTATCAATGAATACCTCATTAGTTACCATGTTGGCATTATACGAGGTTATGTACGTGTTATAAGCTAATGTGTCTATAATTGTGCTCAGATTAGATCCTTCAAAGTCATAATCAGTGAAATTTGAATTCGCCCTTAAGTAATCCTTAATAGACGTTTTTATTTGATCGAAATCTAAGTTACTAAAATTTACTAAAGGCATGTTACCTAGTGGATTGCAATGCAAATGAAAGTTGTTGTTTTAAAGAATCAATACCTATAATGAAATAATCAATATTAACATTATATTCATCATCATTTGATTTCACTTTCACGTTCTTTAATTTGACACGTGGTTCATAATTTTTAATAGTAGTCTCTATTTGTGTCTCAATAGCAGAAGCAGTCATACTATTTGGATTCTCAAATAATAAATCATTTATAGTAGATCCTAAAATAGGACTAAATGGACGTTCGCCCATGTTTGTAAGTATTAAATTGCGAATTGATCTTGCAATAGCAGTTTCATTTTTGATATGAATAAGATCATCATTCAAAGGATTTGCCTTAAATGATGCACTAATATCTTTAAATCCTTTACTAATCCTCTCAATTGGCATTATGTTACAACAACCATCGCATTATTTATGATACTAATACTCATTTAATGGAATGGGTTGGCCATCTGAATCATATTCAATTTCATCATTAACTTCATATAACTCATTTTGAACTTTAGAATCATTTTTCTTGGGTGTTAATTTGTCATTTGATATTTCTCTGAGCATTTCCATAGATTATTATCTCATATATTTTGACTATTTAATGACATAAAAAAAAGGAGGCCTTTTACCTCCCTTGTCCTCTATATGCTTTCTTTGCTTTATTTCTACTAGTAGCTGCATATTTTGTATGTTTACCACTACCTTGTTTTGTTCTTTTAGGTATTGCTTCTACAAAATTATCACCTAATAGTGATCTTTTTACTTTAGCCATTAAACAACCCTCATTTTTTCATGTCCAACTCTAATACGTGGATCACACCATATTTCAAATCCAGCATCTTGTGCATCTAAACAGAAACTAACATCTTCACCACACATATCTTGTACAGCACCAGATTCAAATACTTGCATCTTAGGTGCAAACCAAGGATACTTCATATCATTACTTTCAAATACACCATTCTTAATAAGAACCCATCCAAATCCTGTATAATCAACAGTAAAGGGTTTCTTACGTTTTTGAATACCATCTACCATCTCGTGATTCATAACTCCACCATTATTACGGAAGTCATCTTCATCTAACCAATGTGCAACTGATGTAGTCTTTCCATCTTCTGTTGCATACCAACCAGCACTAATTGGATGATCAATTGTATCATCAATTGAACCATCTTCATTAACAGCTTCCTCTGGAAGTGCTAAGTCACATAATTGCCAAAACTTATTACTATTAAAAACAATATCACTATCAATCCATAATTGATAATCATATTCTAATTTACCATCCCACGGAAGTTGATCTGGTCCACGTAATACATTAGCACCTAAACATTTACAACGAGCAAAGTTAACCATACTTGAGTAATCTTGACTAATTTGAATACTCATTTGATTTTGTACTAAGTCAAAACATAACTGTACAAATGATTTAAGAAATGCATATGATACTCCACGACCTGGTAAACAAAATACAATTCCCTTACCTTTCATTCGAGCTTTGATTTCATCAATATCCCATTCTGGTTCATCTGAAGACTTCGTTGTATTCGGCTTACTAGCCTTTACAGTAAATCCTTTCGCCATTAATTCAATTCTCCATTGCTTTAAAATTATAACACAATATTTATTACTACGTCAAGTACACAGAGAGCGTTAGAAACTCCTCCCATAAGTACCCATTTAAGTTCTCATAAATCCTCTTTAATTCTCTGAATATAATCAAATTATAATCTGTTTAATTATATGGGAATTTTTTTATATATTACAGAGCACTACTACTATCGCTCCTATGAGAACAAATAGAGGAAATCTGAATATATTAAATATTTTCCCCGGATATCTTATTAACCAACCAGTAAATACAACTCTCCATATATTCCAATATCTCTTCTTTGGGGGAGTATATGAGTATGAATAACATTTCTCAAGATATCTTTCGTCAAATTTATGTCTCTGATTCTTATTAAAAACATCTGGTGGTTTAGACATAGCTGGGGGATTTTTTTTCTCGGAATTTTTTTTATATTTCTCTTGGGGGTATAGACTTTTGTAGGTTAGGGTAGTTTGGGTTTTTATTATAGCAACGCCGCCCTTAAGGATATCAAGACATCAACGATTAACTGTGATTTCAAGACATTAAGAAAAAACACTGTGACTCTCGTTAACATTTAGTAAGGGTAACCAATCCTCTGTAAATGTCTTATAAGCTACTGTATTTCTAGGACCTTCCACTACCACCTAGGTCTTGAAATACTGAGAGTCACTTTGTTAGTTATGAGGGGTCAATAAGACCCCTCTTCAACATCACTGGGCCACTGTATTATCCTCCTCTAGCTCATTAGCGAATGCATCAATGATCTCTAGGAGCTCATTACCAGTCTGTGCCTTATTAAGAAGAGACATGAAGACTTGACGTGTCATAATAAATGTGAATCAGTGTGTAAGGTGAGCAGTTTAGAGTCTTACTCAGGACTAAGGGGGGAATGTTACCGAATGCCCTTTAACATCCGTGGGGTCCATGTAGTTGTGGTATTCATTGTGTGATGTGCTACATGCCCAAATGGTCTGAAGTACTTCTTGAAAACCCTGACCTGTCCGACCAGTGAATAACGTTCTAGAAGTTCTAATGTGAGTTTCAAGTGTGTTTCCTGTGTGTGGTTACGTTACTAGGACACTATGGGGGCAAGTAACTATAATGCTCGGAACATTACCCAATGCCAGTGTGACTTTCCGTGCTTCCATAGTGTCATTATACCCCATAGGGACTGTGTTGTCAAGTGTGTTAATCAGTGCTTCCCCTATGTGTATATCTGTGTATTATATTGTAACCCATTGGGGGTTTATGGACAAAAATTTCAATCCCTTGACATGTGACGGAAAGTGCGGTAGAATGCGGGCAAAGATGACAAGGACCAAGAGGTTTCTATGGGGTTTAAGTGTATCTTTCTCAGGAGGATTAAAACAGGTTTCTTAACACATAATACCCCTATTATCCACAGGGTTGTGGAAAACCATAAAACAGCAACACATATTTATAAAGGTATTTAAAACGTTATTTTAACTCTTTTATACCTTATTTTGTATCACATGCTACATTCCTATTCTCCTTATTACCTCTCACAAATTAAGTTTTCCACATGTACTCAGAATACAAAAGACCTCAACAATCCTACATCATTAAACGTATAGACAATGGGGACACAATTGATATAGAAAACATAACAGAGTGGTGTGAAAACAACTGGGTTGATAAGCACAATCTACTCCTTACATACGAGGATAAACTTACCTTTGCTAACAGTAGATTAACAGGTACATCATATAAACTAATTGAGATAAAAAGAGACGTATATTAATCACAATTTACCTCATTAAAATGATCTGAATTGTAACTACTACTATCATAATTCATCTCTTGTTCTTCTAATTGTAACACTAGTAAAATAATAACAATAAAAGATAATACAACAGTTAACTTATTCATACTACCACCACCTATGTCCTATCTTACACATACCAGATAACCTCTTTGATTGTTCCTCTAATCTATCCATACTACAGGGTGAGGTTAAATCTTTTTGTCTCCTATTATCACTCATTAATTGTTCCTTTGTGGGAATAGGTCCGTGTGGTTTATATGCACTTATAAACGGTGCAAGTTTATACTTTAGTTTATCATCAATTTGACTATTCCTCAATTCATAGATGTGGTGGTTCATAATGTTTTTGTTTGTGTGTGTGTTTGGCAAAGTATACATTAATAGGACACTTTAAGAGCAAGTAAAACTATTATACAATTCATCTTCTAATTCATATGCTTCACGTTCTCTTATAGTATCATCAAATTCTCCTCTTATTGTTTGAGATATGTGAACCAATTCATGTAATAAAGTCTTAACATAATCAACAATTTTCAAACCACTTCTTATCTCTATCTCATAATGTTTGTCATTTACTATACAATATCCATAGTCAC